AGGCGTTTCGAAAAGCAACAGCAATTTCATGAAGTAATTCAAGAATTCGATTCCACATATCAAAGAACGATTGAATCAGCCTTGTTCCTCGCCCATCATCTTCCCATGCACGTCTGAACGCACCAGCAATATCACCAATTATGCCAAGTACATCTGCTAATAAAATCAGGATATTCTCAATGAATAATTGACCCGTTCCGTTTGTCCAAACTTCCATAAATGACTTGCCGATAGCAGAAGCCAAACCCATTACCTCACCTAATGCATACTTCCAAGCATCGATCACTCGTTGTCCTTGATTTTTCCATGCATCTTGGAAAGGCTTGAAGAAATCCTTCAATAATTTTTGGATGTTTTTCATCCATTTAGGCGTTGAATAAGTGCCTGTCGCTGAACCAAAATCAATGCCAGGAGTTGTGGAATCTTCCTTCTTTTCATCATCCGTATCCATCGTTAGCTTGTTGATTTGGTCAAATCCCATGAGAGATTTTTGTAGTTTTTTCACTTTCTCATTGGCTTTATTTGCAGAAGACCCAGTATCGTTTAGCGCTTGGATATTGTCATACAATCCACTAGCGCCTTGTTTTGCTGCATCATAGGTTGTCCCGAATAACATTGCAATAAATGAGGCAAGCTGCCCCGTGAGTTGGGCTACTGTGCTCATTAGCGCATTCAACGCTGGTAAGATTGCCGTGTATATTGGATAGAATGCCGTCATAAGATTGACTTTAATCTGATTCAACGAGGCGCTGAATTGATCGTTCGTTTTCAACGCTGACATCATACCGCTAGCTAGTTTGGTAATTGCGCCACCTAACAGCTGATAAACAACCAATGAAGGTAACAGATATTTCATTGACTGACCAAAAGCATTCGTGCTTCCTGTCATTCGATTTGTTCCAGCTGTAACTTTGTTGGAATTACTAGAAAATAGACTTCCGAACTTTCCAATAAATCCAAGAGAGTTCCTTAAGCCATTTCCGACGCTCCCGAATCCGTGTGAAACAGCATTGGACATGCGGTTGAATACACCGCCATATTTAGAAACAGCCCGCTCAGATTGCTTCAGTCCTGTGCCTGTCATACTAGCGCCGCTAGAAGCGTTGCCCGTTTGAATGGATGATTGTCCCAAAGCAGAGTTAACTCGTTGCAGAGCCTTTCTCAACGCATCTGCTCTGTCTTCTGTTTGTGCGTATTCCTTTTGCAAACGATCATTGTCACTTATAAGCTTATTCATCTTGATTGATTGTTTTTGAATCTCTCCAGACGTTTTCAGTGATTGAGGAGTATCTTCATAATTCTTGAATCCAGATGTAAAGCTGCCAGTTGGCACACGTTGATCGTTGTACTCCGCCTTCAACGTCCGAATTCGTTTTCGCATCGCTTCAATTTGGGCTTCGTTTTGGCTCATGCCTTTTGTTATACTTTCCAAGGAAGACGGTACAGCATCTAATTCACGCTTGATTGTATTACCCATGCCTTTTGCCTGATCTTGAAATTTTGTCATCTGAGCTTGCGCTCGAGCGATTTGTTCATCGTATTTAACGACTTTCCCTGTATCTCCTTGACTGGATGCCGTTTGCCTTTGCGATTTCAGATAAGCAACCTTTTCTTGTGCTGCTTTCGCTTGTCCCATTTTAGCGTTGATCTCATTCACCATCGCATCTATTTCCTTGGTAACCTTCGGACGTGCTTTGCGCACCCCGGTTGCGAAGTTGTCGCCAGCAGCTTCAGACGATTGCTTTGTCGATCGCTCGAAGTTTGCTAATGTCTTTTCAAATGCTTGATTCATTTTTTCTAGTTGTTTCGTGAAATTGCTAGCGCCTTTTTCAATATCCATATTTTTTTCTGTGCGATCCATTGAGTTACCGGACATTTGTTGGATTCGACTCATTGCACCCTCAATTTTTGGCAATACACTCTCTAGGGATTGCTCAACTCGAGCAGTATTGATATCTAACAAGACTTCAAGTGTTTCTAATTCCATGCTTTCTCACCTACCTTTCTTCTATGAGTTTTCTTCTTTCTCTTGTTGCTTTGATAGCCTGCGCTTGGGCCAAGAACATTTCTTGCTCACGCTGCATAGCTTCTTGCTTTGTTTCTTCCTCCGTTTTCGCTTCTTCAACGGCTTGTTCAATTTGTTTGAGAAATGGATAAGCATCTTCAAATTTTGGAAACTTCTTCGGATCATTGAATGCAAAAACGGCTAACCTTTGCTGAGAATAGTCGAATAATGCTTTTTCTTTTAACTCATCCTCCTTGATTTTCTTGTTGGCTTGAACTTGTATCATAATTTCCTCAAGCGTCATTCCCCAGTAGTCAGTGGCAGGGATTCCTGATTCGACCGCTTGTGGGTACATGAATTCAAGCATTTCGGATAGATTATCGAAGTTTTTTATAGAAGACTGTCTTCGCTGTTCGTCTGATCCAAAGATTCCCCATCGGTCGCTTCGTTCGCCGTTTCTTTCTTTCCGAAAAAACCCGCTTCATCCAAGAAGTCATTGATTTCACCAAATAGATCCATGGTTGTTTTGCCTGATTCAATATATTGTTCAAAAGCTTCGATAATTGCTTTTTCAGTAACACCGCTCGTTTTATTTGCTCCTTGCAAAACAATCAGCAAGCTATTTGCTGGCGGCAGTTTAATTTCACCTTGTTTTTTAACGAACAGGCCCATGATTCCTTCATCTAGTTTCTTTTCGATTGCAATAATTGCTTTACCATCTAACCGAAGTTGTAGGTTTAAGTTACCTAATTCAAATGGTGTTGTGTGCGGAAATTGTGCGATATTGTTTTTTGACATAATTGTTTTCCTCCTAATATAAGAAGGCTAGTCTTTCGACTAACCTTCTTGTGGTTCAGTTAATGTTAAAACGTGTGTATCTTTTTTACTTCCTGAGTTCGTCGTAACTGTTGTTGTATACGTTCCGGCTGGCACGCTTGCTGTCCAAGTTATATTGCCAGTATTCGATACACCTAAACCTGCGGTTGCTGGTGCAATGGTGTATACGACTGTCGTATTGGTAGCATTGCTTGGTGCTACAGTTGCCGAAAGTTGGCGATTTGATGCAGTCCCCGCAACTGCGGTAGATGTCTTAGGTGACAAAGAAACCGACTCGGGGTTAATTACTTTGCTGGAGCTGGTGTGATATCTGGACCGTCACTTACAACGATACCTAAGTTAAACCCAATCGCTTGGTTAACTTCAGCTCCATCAAATTTGTAGTAAGGCTCGCCAGTGAATTCAGCTTTCAATCCGTCTGGATATGTGATCGTCCAAGCCACAGATTTGCCAGTTTCAACCAATGCATGGACATCTCGGAAGTTGTCCCCTTGATAAACGATCGCAAATTCAAAGTTATCTACATCTTCGATACCTTTGATATAAGCTTTCTTTTCTGATCCCAAGTGTGTAACATCAACTTTTTCTGGGTCACTGCCCAATGCCGGGATAGATTTAACTGCTGCTACAGTTTTAGTTGTTGCACCATCTTTGTAGGTTAAGACGGTACCTTTTGATAATAGTCCTGCAAAATCCATGTGTAATTCCTCCTATTTTTTGTAAACATATTTCGTAACATTATCAACTACAGCTGTTACTTCAACGATGATTCGCTTTAGATCAGCCGTGTTAGCATCTTTAGCGGTACCAGAAAAACCAATACTACCGAATGTGCTTAAAACACTTTCAGCAATACTGGTCTGGCTTTTGTCTCCGTATAATTCAACTGTGATTGTCCAATCTGTTTGTAACTCATTACCCAACGAATCAATCTGATGTGGTTTATTGGCTGTCCTATAAATAGCCAATGGGAATGTATTCCAAGTTGAAGGATAGTCCGTGGCAATCTTTTTGATGTCAGTGACGGCTTGTAATACTTCAACAGTGACTGTCTTCATATTCACTCGTTCCATCACTTCAACTCCCTTAACTTCCGTTGTACATGCTCTTTGTAGATTTCTGGTGCTTCACCGATCAAATCTACTAAAGAAGGATACAAGAACGGTCGTGCTGGCTGTCCTTTGGTAATGTAGAAGTCTGTACCTTGAACAGTCACACGAGGAATACCGTATATAGCTTCCAAATCCACAGCAACATCTTTTGCTGGGATAAACCATGCTGTTTGCGAGTAAACTGGTGTAAATCCTTCTGGTAAGTCTTTTTGACTAGCTTCACCGACAGGACCAGTACCAACTTCACGAAATAGCGCTTCTTGCTTGTCGGACCAGACACGCCCTACAATTTGGTTTTGTGCGTTGATCACGACTTCGTTCTTCAAACTACCCAATAATTCTCCACTTGAATATTTCATGCTAGATGATAACCGCAATTCGGCAGCTTGTTTGATCAACTCGGTGATTTCAAAAGTCGCATCCCACATCGCATCATCTAAAATTTGAGGCAGTGCTTTGGCTTTTCGATGTAAGCTTTCCAGTCCTTTGATTTCAACTCCCACGATTATCATTCCTTTCTAGCATAATGTTCTTGTGTGTCGAAAATGTCTGGATAGATTTGATTGTGAAGTCTGGTTCCTCGTCTTTGCCAACATATACACAAACACCATCTAGTTCGTTTTGCGCCTCGTTAATCGTATCGCCTTGATATTTGCAAGCTTTCATTGTTTCAAGCTTGCTACCGTAGATCTGAGCGTTTACCGTACCGCTTGCAGCTTGTACATTCATACGCAACTCAATCGGATCAAACGGGTATGTGATTATTTCTTCTGCTTCTTCGTCATGAGTGACTTTTCGTTTTTTTAGGTAGACAGTTTGTAAATCGCGTTCCCTAAGTCTCATCTGAACGACCTCACTTTTGCCACTCTATAGCGATTGAGTTTTGATTGAATCTTTGCAGGAATACCAATTTCGAACGATTGAGATACACCGCCCTCAGTACGAGCTGTCTCCCCTTCGTTGCCTTCAGTATTTCTGCGAAAGATATACAAATCTTTAACAGAAGACGGCATATTGCCCACAAGCACATCACGATTGCAATAATCCAAGGCATCATACATCGCATCTTTGATATCATCTTTCAATACCTCAACAGCCGTTGGATCCATAATAGAAAACTTACGCCCTAGTTCGACAGCAAGCTTATCTAGGACGATTTGATTTTGTTCATTCATAAGCTATCACTCCTTACAAAGTTACTTGATTGTCATTCATCAGCTGAATCAATGCATCACGATCAGCCTCTTCAGGAATTTCAACCTTTGCAGCTTCAAGTGCCTTACGTAAAGTTGCTTCTTTAACGCCTTTGAACGGCACATTTTCGATTTCTTCGATTTTATCAAACAAATCATCATTCATATGATCGCCTTCGATGATTAATTCTTCACCTGAACCATAACGTTTCCCCGCATAGAATACGGGGATATCTTTTACTTTGACTTTAAACATATTTTTTCCTCCTATGCGATTGGTTGTGCTTGGAACACTTCATCAGCAGCTGCAAATGAAGGCAATGCAGTTGCAACAGCTTTCGTCCAAGTTCCGACAGGATCACGCGTTTCATCGTAAACAGATGCCAATACGTTGCTGACAAGCGTAGTATCAACCGCTGGATCCCGAGTCAAACGAGTTTCTTCTGCAGTAGGTCCATATAGCGTTTCACCTAACAACTCATCATTAAACATAGCAAATTTGTTTTCAGGGAAATATTTCTTTGTTGTATACGTTCCGTCAGCTTGCTGTACTTTGTATTTCTCGTCATAAGTACGAATTACTGGATAGCTATGAGTTTCCATGAATGCATCCAAGTCAGCTTGTGAAACTACACGCCCAGAATCTTTACCGAAGATTGCAGCAATGATTTTAGGATGGGTAGCAAGCGCACGATAGATTTTCCGAGAAGTGAGCGCACGAGTTGGCTTAGTATCCAATGCATCAATCCAACGTTCGATATCAGCCAATGGATCAGAATTTTCGTTCGTCCAAACGTTCGTACCGGTCAAGGCTTCTTTGTGTTCAGTAGGAACATGGTAATCAAGCGTGAAGTTCAATCCGTTTTCTTTAACAGTCACTTGACCAGAGGCTAATACTTCCATACGCATAGCTTCCACACGAGCACGTACACCTTGCACTAATGAATCGATATCATTGTAGACTTGACCTACTAGATATGCTTGTTCTGCAGGCGTGCGTGGATTTTCCAATGCAATAATGTCGGTTTCTTTCAATTGGATTTTGCGTTTGATCAAGCTCAGTTCCAACTCTTGCTTGTTAGCAATACGGCTTCCGATTTCCGCCTCAGTATCGAAGTCGTGGATAGATGCTGCGATAGGGATGCGGCTACCACCGCTTAATTGATCCAATTTCAAAGACGGTTGTTTGCGCTCTGGGAAGAGTGTTTCACCTAGTAAAGGTTTATATTCGCGATCACGAACATAGCTTAAAACTTCATTTTGTGTAAATAATTCCATAATTGTTGGCATGTTTGTTTCCTCCTGCTTTCTTTTATTCTCCGCCGCCAGCGGCTA